TGTGAACCACTTGTTCCGTTTTCGATAATATGCACCCTACTTAGAGTGTTTGGTGCTATTGTGATCGTGCAAGCAGAGTCTAAAGTTCCAGTGTACTTAATAAACATTGCTCTACCAGGATCAGTTGAAGCATCTGCTACTGTGGTTGTATGAGTATCAGCGTTTGTTGTTATACCCTCTGTGCCAAAACCTAATGCTTCACCTATAAGCTCTAAATTAGTGTTTGTTTTTGTACCCCAAGTTCCTGACTGTTCGCCAGTATTCATTTCTTCGAGTCTTAAATTATTTACAAATGTACTTGCCATTATGCAACCTCTCGCCAATTAGCTGTTTGATTAGGAACGATCAAACTGTAGACCAATTCCTCGCCAGTGCCACCAGTAGCACTAACTCCCGTTAAAGATACCACACATTGTGGTACTGTGACAACACTTGATATTCCACTTTGTGCTGTGGCTAATGTAACTGCTATATCTACACTTGATACAACAGTCTCAGAACCTAGTGCAGTTGTACCCGCAACACCAGTAGTCGGTGCTCCAGTTGTTGTTGCTACATTAGGAATACCAAGAGTGTTGGCAAAATATCCCATCAAAGCATGGTTATAGCATTGATAATGCAATGTTGGTGCTCCGTCTGGAACAGTTATTTCTACATATCTAGTTGTGCCTGCATTAAACGTAGATGTATCAACATAAGACGATTGAGAAACAGAGGAACCATCTATATTGTAACTTACACCACTTGTGTATGTTGTATTTTTGTCTTTATCCTCATAAAGATTAATTGGATGACCATCATTACTACTATCACTTTGATCGAATCTATATGTATTGCCTTCATACATAGTTAAAGTGACATCACTAGTAGCAGTCGATCCACCAATAGCGTACTTATTTGTTGATCCTTGATTGTAGTACGGGTGATTTGAAGGATTACCAGAAACTACAGTAACAGTAAATGTGACTGTACTAGCACCCGTTTGACTTATGGCAGTCGTTGCAGATACACCAGTGGCAGCTACGTTTACACCTGGTATTCCATCTGGAGTTCCTAATGCTGTTGTCCCTTGAACACCAGTAACAACAACGTCAATCTCCTCATTCCAAGGACCTTGACCCCATGTGCCTCTACCCCAACCTTGTAAGGTAGTGTTCGACAACTTATGCTATCCTTATAATCGCATTACTTGCATCAGCAGTTGGAAACTGAATTGTAAATGTTCCAGATGTTGATGTTTTGTTAGATGTAAAATCTAAAACAGCAACTGCATTATTACCAGATGCAGTGTCGTTATAAATTAATGCACCCATAGCAGTGATAGTGGCAGTTGTAAAACTTAAATCAGCAAAGTCTGTGAATGCAGTTGTACCAGATGCAGTTGGAGCAACTTTTGTTAAAGTGCCTCCACCAGAAGTGTATGAACCACTGTTTGCAACTTCACCAGTTGTAGTAAATGCAGTTGTGGTTGCACCTAATGTTGCAGTTGTTGATGATTTTCCACCACCACCTTCTGCGTATAATGCAAGTTTAAATGTGTTACCATTTGTGGCAAAATTATGTACTGCGTTCAATAAATCTGTTTTGAAAGAAGTACACATTGCTTGTGCTATAGCCATATTAGAGTCTCCTTATATATTCAGCCGTTTCCTTTTGACCACTTGATCTTAGGACTTGGATAATATTAGCACGTTCCTCTCTTCTTGCCAATAGTAGATAATGATACAATATTCCTTTGAGTTGTTCTTTAAATAATTTAGCTTGTTGTCTTATATGTGGAGGTGCTTGATCTGATATGCTCGCTATTTTATCTACAGCAAGATCAGCTATTTGCTCATTTGTTAAACCTCCTTGATCTGAAGTTTTAATATTAACACTACCTACCTCTGAAATACTTACATTAAACATTTTTTTTCTCCTCATAGCTAATTCCAGGTATATCTTCTCTGCCTATTAAATTAGGCTTTGAGTCTAGTGGTTCTGGTGGTTCTAGTTTTGATTTTTTAGTTATTAACATGTTTCCATTTGTTGCAGTGGACACAAGAGGATCATCCAATCTGTGGTATCCATATAATTTTTGATCATCTGGCACATTCATATCTAATAAAGAGGAACTATGTGCTATGTGTATTTTAATTTTTTTAGCTATAGCTATTGCCAACCAAAACTCACAACAAGCTCTACCAGCTTCTGCAAAAGCAACATCCTTATGTGTAAAATCAACACCATACAAATGAATATCAGTATAATTTTCTGCTATGGCATACGCTATGGCATAAGAAACTGTATTATTGAAGTAAGCGTATCCCGTTTTATGTATTACCTCTTGTAGTGGATATTCTATTATGTCTGGACATCTTTCATCTAAAGTGCAAGAAAAAATAGGTATCTCCATTTTTTTTGTTAATCTGTCTTGCATTATATCTGTTTGTTTACCAGCATTTGGCGTATCAAGAAAGCGTGATGGAGGATCCATCATAAAACATTTATCATGATAAATAACACCAGACATAGAGTTTATAGTCCAAACTTCATCAAACTTTTCACTTCTTATTCTAGCTAATATGTACTCATTAAAGCTATTGCCCAAAGCAACAATAGCCACACTTTTATTTTTCATCAAGTTTTCGCTTGTCTTATTTGTCCATCTCTATAAGAGTCTGAGTAATTTCTGCCTTCTGCATAAACTTTTAAACGACTCAATGCTTCTGTATACCGCGCATTATATAGTTGAATCAAGTCATTTTCACCTTTCATAAAAGTATACGCTTCTACGAGAGAGGCATATAAAAGTGCATCTGGTGCATTCGTACTAATCCATGTTGTTCCAGAATCATCTGTGGTAAGAGAAGCTGGTCTATAATAATAGTGTAGTTCTACTGCAAAACTACTACTAGGAGTTGGAGCTACAATAAAGGTATCAACGTCAAATTGTGCATAATAAATAGGAGATCCAGTTGTAGATGGATTTGCCGTATATTCTTGTAAAAAATTTACATCTTTTTGTAGTAAAAATACATTTTCACTACTAGCGTTTACATAAGATAATGAATGAGTTGCCAAATAATCAGACGGTTTTTCTAAAAACTTATTACCACTTGTCATAGTTCCAGTTACATTTTTTCTGAAATAATCTAGATCTACTGATTTAAATATTCTTTCTTCTGCGTTCTGTATGAAGAAAGGTATCTCTGCTACAAAAGTGGACTCATCATTTTCAGTCCATTCTTTTATTGATGCTGTTAGTGTAGTTAATGTAAAACTCATGATGTACTCACTGTCACTTCTCCAAGACTCGATGTAGCCTCAAAGCTTGTTAATTTTTTTCCTATTATACCATCTCCTACATTTGTGTATACCACAAAAGACACTATGTCTGTGTCTTGATTAGGTCTTGGTTCATATAATGCTGTGGGATCTGGACCTGGATAATTAGGTTCTAACTGTGGGTGTTTAGGTTCGTACTCATCTGGACCTACTTTTAAACCATTCCATTCTTTTATCATGTCACGAAGACGATAACGAAACCCAGATCTGTCTGAATATCCATACGCTCTTCTACCACTTGCATATCTAGCCATTAGTACCTCAAGTACGATATATTCGGAGTTAGTTTAAGTGGTGTGCTATTTGCATCCTCTGACATGGCTCTTTGAAACTCTTCTTCGTAAATACTTTTTAATATTTGTATTCTATCTGGTGCTTTCTTTACAGATATGTAATATGCGAGTCCAGCTGCCATGCATGGTAAAAATCTAAAAGGTGCGTCTGTTGTATTAACTAAACTATCTGCATCTTGTATTCTTCTTACATAGTAGTATACCAATGTGTATGATTTATCTGGAGTTGACCATAATGTAATCGTGGGAGTGGTTTGTCTATCAAAAAAATACTGACTTGGTTGTCCACTATTATCTTTGTTTGGTATCCTTAAATATTCACCACGACTCATTTGTGTAAGAGTAAAATCTGTACCAGAACTGTTTCTTAAAACAACTTCTAGTAGGTCAACAAACTCACTAGACAAGGTATATGTAGCTGTACCAGATGTAACTGCTTTTGTTTCTTGTGTTACAGTCCACAAGTTAAGTCCTCTGTTTGCCCAGTCAGCAAACATGAGGTTTAAAGAACGTCTTGCAGTTCTAGCATCATAGCCAGTTCTCATCTCCAAGCCACATCTTTCGTATGCCTCTTCGATAAGTTCTGCTACATCTAAATCAAAATCTCTTGAGCTTGAAGTTGCCATTTATTTCTTCTTTTTTGTCTTTTTCTTTTTAGCTAAGTAAGCTTTTAAACCAGGGTTTAATTTATTCATCTTACCTTTTTTAGCCATGACTGGCTTTTTCATCGTGCCACCCATCATTTTTTTAGTTTTCTTCTTGGGTGTTTTTCCAATGTCCATTCCACCACCACCGATTTTATCTTTACCTTTGTTTGTGAAACTTTTAATACTTTTTGGTTTAATAACTATTGGCATTATTTTTTCCTTCTCTTTAGTGCTTTGACCCTTCTAGGAGCGCCTGCTGGTTGACCTAGACGATTCTTTTGTCTTATTCTACTTCTTTTTTCTGTTGCTGTCATCTCCTTAGTAGTCTTCGGAGTTTTTGAACTAATTCTTTTGCTCGGTCTACAATAAGGTGTACCACGCTTTTCACCTTTTTGACGACCACATTTTTTGCCCGTTTTAACATCTCTCCAGTCCTCCTTGAACCATCGTTTTAAAGCTAGACCTTTTTTTGTTTTTCTTACAGCCATTATGAATACTTTGTTTTCTTTCTTCTAGCAGACATTATAGCACCACAACCTCTAGCTATGTTTTTATTTTTTGATTTTCGTTTAGTCATTTTAACAACTTTACCTTCTTTGGCAGTCATTGTTTCTTGTTTTACTTTTTCGATAGCAGCATTTAATCCACCACCCATTGCTTTCTTTTTCTTTTTACCGCCAGTTCCGTAATTGGCTGCACCAACTTTTCTACATTTTGCGATAGCTCCTGAAGCATATGCTGATGGGAAAACCTTGTATCTGGCTTTCACTTTATGGTAACATGCGTCTTTAGGCATAGTATCTTCCTTTCATTAGTTTCCAGCAGGTGCACATCCACTGTCTTTTTTTACATCTAAGACAAACCTTTTGAGGTTCACCTCTTA